TATCTTATAAAAACAATACAGATATGAAAGTTGGTCTTATCAATGGCTCTGTAATAAACTTTAGTGGTACAGATAACCTAGATTTCGTAGGCCAGGGGGGTTATGGCTATGCATTATCAGAGTTTTCTTTGCATAAAGAAGAAGTTACAGGCTTTCTTGCACCAATATTAGACGAAGGTAACTCTTGGATTATTATGAATGGTACAATGCGTGGTAAAAATAATCAGTTATATCGTATGTATGAAGCTAACAAAGAACATCCTGATTGGTTTTGCGAGTGGCTTACACCACAAGAAACTAAACGATATGCATGGGTAGGCGATGAAATGAACTTAAACCCAGAGTTGTTACAAAAAATTGATCCCTTAACAGGGATAACATACTTGAATGTCCAAGACAGAGTTGACTCAAAAATGATCTCATATTCGTTAGCACGACAAGAATATCTTAACGAAGCAGTCGCAGATGTAGCTAATTCAGTATATGGATATGAAATGACTAAATTAGAAAACGATAGTCGTATAGGCGAATTTGATCCTAGTAATGAACTTGTATATACGTTTTGGGATTTAGGTGTAGATGACCCAACTGCTATAGTATTTGCTAAAATTATTCACCAAAAAATTTACATAATCGATTATTATGAAAACACTGGTTATGATATAAAGCATTATTTAGATATACTAACAGAAAAAAATTATAATTATGGTGGACACTACTTGCCACATGACGCAAAAAAAAGACAGAACACTACTGGTGTAAACTTAATAGATTATTTACGAACAGAGTTTGCATTTGAAACAATTACTATACCAAAAACTAATTCAGTGCGTGATGATATAGAAATAGTAAGACGTAACTTGCCAGGCGTGTATTTTCATTCCCGGACCCACAAACTTATAGATATTTTAAAAAACTATCAATGGAATCCAGTTAGTGGTAAAGTATTACATAATGAATATTCGCATGGTGCTGATGCAATAAGAATGTTATTTATGGCTCAATATAATGGAATGATAAGACCTTATTTAACTAGAAAAAAAGTAACACATCAAGTAACACATTACGAGGATACAGAGTTATGGGTGTAAAACCATATGTAACAGCAAGTAAATTAATTGATTGTAAATCTGATTTTTTAGATATATTAGATTATTGTGGTACACATGGTGTAATAATATCAACAGATGAAGTATTTGCTTGTGGGTACAAGACACATTCAGATTTTATAGTCAATAATAATTTTAGCTTAATTGTTGACAAGCCAAATTGTTGGTATGTACATTTACTCGCAGGTAACCCAAAATGTATTTTTGATAAAGTTGACCCTTTAGAATATGTATGTTTTGAAAGATTTGATAATAAATATAGGTTATATAAGTTTAAAAAGTTAAGGCAAAGATATGGGAAGTAGAAGATCAAAAAGAAAAGCACCTACACCACCACCTATTCAAGAAACTCCAAGTATACTGTCTGATATAGATAGATCAAGTATGGCTTCATATCAACAAGCAGCTAGTGCTGATGATATGACTTTAGAAAGCACAAGACTTACAAAACCAAAAAGAAAAAAACAAACTGGTGATGATACTACGTTAATGGGTATGTATTAATGAATGGTAGTTCTATAATAAAAAAATACAATGCTATGAACTCTAATGTCATTGGTAACTGGATGAATTTATGGCAAGAATGTGCAGATTGGTGTTATCAAACAAACGATAATATTAATCGTATTAGAGTTGCTGGCCAGGAAAAACCACCACAACGTATGATAGATACTTGCATAGAAGCTAACTATAACTTTGCTAGTGGTTTCTTTTCACATATGTTTCCACCAAATACAGTATGGGCTAGATACAGACATCCATCACCAATAATGATGCAAAATGAAAGAGTTGCAGAATATTTTGAAGAAGTAAGTCGTATTGCACATCGTATTCTTATTGGCTCTAACTTTGCACAAGAAGAGTTTCAAGCATTATTATCTATGGGTTGTTTTGGAACAAACTGTTTAACATTAGAAGAAGATGATAAAAATATTATACGATTTAAAAACATTGTTGTATCTAATATTAGAATAGATGAAAATCATTTAGGTGAAGTAGATACAATAGCTAGAGAATTTAAGTTAACAATAAGACAAGCTATACAAAAATATGGAATAGAATCATTAAAAGCAGCAGATATTCAAAACATTGAAAGAGATTTGGAACATAATTTTGAAAAGAAATATACTTTTATACAAATGATACAACCAAGATTAGACTATGATGTGTCTAGTAAAAAGAATACAGATAAACCTTTTGCATCAATTCATGTATGCAAAGAAACATCTAAAATAGTTTTAGAATCTGGTTTTGATTATAACCCATATAAAGTAGCTAGATTTATGGTTGGTAACGAAGAGGTATATGGTCGTTCACCAATGAGTACAGTATTAGGAACTGCTCGAAGAACAAATGTTGTATATAGATCATTAATGGTTTCAGCAGAACAACAATCTAATCCACAATGGTTAATACCAGATGACGATAGTGTTAGTGGTATGAGTAACAGAGCTGGTGCATTTATTAGATGGAGAGCAACTAATCCAAATGGCAAACCAGAAAGATTACAACCTAATGGTAATCCACAACTTGCAAATGAAATATACAAACAACATGACGAACAAATTAAACGTATGTTTTTTAATCATTTATTTAGGCCGCTGGACCAGTATAGAAATATGACTGCTACAGAAGTTAATGAAAGAATGACAACTGATTTAATGACTTTATCACCATTTGTTGCAAGATATATTGAAGAACATATTACACCAGTTATGGAACATATATATTATATTTTAGCAAAGAAAAAATTATTACCACCATTGCCAGAAGCATTACAAGATAATCCTAATTATGAAATAGATTATGTAGGAAGATTATCTATGGCTACTAAATCATTCGAAGTTATGGGTGCAATGCAAACATTAAGAATGTTTGGTGAGGTGGCACAATTAGATCAAAGAATGTTAAAAACATTAGACAATGTTTCGCCTGATAAATTATTTAGAGAAGTGTGGTATGCTAATAGTTCAAGTATGAATGCATTAAAATCTCTTGACGAAGTTGAAAAAGAAAGAGAAGAAATGAAAGCTAAATTTGAAGAACAACAACAAATTAAACAATTACCAGCACTAGCTGATGCAGCTCAAAAAATGAGTGGTAGTGTTCAGCCAGATAGTTTATTAGGAGAAGCACAAGAAGATGAGTAAAAGTGAAATTATTCAATTAGTCGCAGCATACAAATCAATATTCAATACACAAAATGGCAGAGAAGTATTATCTGATTTACGCAAGTTTAGTGGTATTGATGAGCAGTCTGGGTCAGAACTTACTCATGCACAATGTGCATATCGAAACGCATTACAAGATGTCGTTAGATATATCGAAGCAATGGTATCTGAAGATGAGTGAAAAAGAATTTGTACAAAGAGTAAAAACGTATGTTAAAGGTAACGAAGGTTACAAAAACTATGTTTATAAAGATAGTCTTGGTTATTTATCTATGGGATATGGCCATAAATTAACTGAAGAAGAAAAGAAAAAATATAAATTAGGAGATATAGTCGATGATAAGTTACTTGAAGAGCATTTTGAAAAAGATTGGCGAATTCATTACGCAGCAGCTCAAAAAATTGAAGGCTTTAATTCTTTAAATGAAAATCAAAAAGAAGTGTTAATCGATCTTACATTTAACATGGGAGTAAACTGGGTTGATAAGTTTCCAAACATGATAAAAAATATTTCACTTGCAGCAACTGCTGATACACCTATTTTAAAACAAAGATACATATCTCTTGCTGCTGCAGAACTAAAATATAAAAATTTTAATAAAGAAGATTTTACACTTACAAGATATTGGAATCAAACAAAAAGCAGAGCAGTAAGAAATTTTGATAAATTGTTAGGAGATTATACTGCACCATCACCATTAAATTATGGAAGCTATGATAGTGAAATGGGACTTGATATGGGTATAAATGAAGAAGATACTTATATTAAAGATAATTTTGTTCCCGGATA